TATTTATAGGATAATGAAATTAAAAGACCTATTAGACGAAGTAACTTATTCAATGTACCAGTCTCTGGTTTATGTTGAATTCTCAGATGAAACTAACGTTACTGATATCGCTCAGTTGATTAGAGGTTTGAAATATGTTACAGTTGTAAACAACAAAACAGACAAAGAAGATTTAGAACCTAGAGGATTACTACAGTTAAAAGTAATCTCTTTAAAACCAGGTCAAGAAACTTTCGAATTAATTAAAAAAGAAGCTTTAACAAGCATTCCTACTTTAAAGAAATTCAAATATAGTACTAAACAACTACAAAAAATTGAGGAAATATAAATGGCTTTATTTGGAAGACAGAGAGATGTTTTGTTGATCAACAGTATCAACCGTGAGTTATTACCAGACATCATAACTCAGCAAATAGGCTATTATAAAGTAAATTTAGAAAGTACAACAACTAACTTATATGGCGAGGCAGTTAACAAGTTTGTTTCTGGACCTAGCTTAATAAACTGTTTAATAACTAGAGGAGATCAAGCTTGGTCTGCAGCAGACGGCTTTGGTCCTGATTTAGATAGAACAGTTTCTTTTGCATTCTTCCTCGAAGACTTAAAAGATCTTCAAATAGTACCTGAAGTAGGAGATGTTATTTTTTGGTATGAAAATTACTATGAAGTTGACGGGGTAGTAGACAACCAGTACTTTGTGGGTAAAATCCCCGAGTATGCTTACTCTGATGGACTTAATCAATTCGGTTCTTCTATATCAGTAGTTTGTTCAACCCACCTAGTCCCTGCTGATAAGACTAGGATTGTCAATTGAGAGAATATAATGGCAGATAAGATCAGAAAACCAGTTCCTAAGAATCAGAGAGAGTTATCAATCTCTGAACAAAATGCATTACTTAGCAACCCTAATACTGCTGTAACACCACTACCGGTATATAAAAATGATACAAACCCTGCAACCGCTAAAGGTTACCGAGCAGAACAAATATCAGTTAAGGGAGATTCTGATAAGCCATACGTAGTTGGACTTCAGGATATTGATGAAGCTATTATATACTATTTTAAAAATGTTATTAAGCCTTTCGTAGCTCAGAATGGAACAACTATTGAAGTACCTGTAATTTACGGAAATCCTGAAAGATGGAAAGCAGTTCAGAAAGACGGGTATTATAGAGATAAGAATGATAAGATTATGTGTCCTATCATTATGTTTAAGAGTAGCACTGTTGAGAAAGACTACACTGTTGCAAATAAGTTAGATGCTAATAATCCTCAAAATTACGCAGTAGTTAATCAAAGGTATCAAAAGAATACACCTTATAGTCAATTTAACGTATTAAATAATAGAAAACCAGTAGAAACCTACCAGGCAGTTGTTATCCCTGATTATGTTACTTTGACTTATAACTGTACTATCTGGACTTACTATAGAGAGCAGATGAACAAAATTATCGAATCTGTTAACTACGCATCAGATTCTTATTGGGGAGATCCTAACAGGTTTAAATTCAGAGCAAGAATCGATACCTTTACTGATAACACCACAATGGAGCAAGGTCAAGAAAGATTGATTAGAACTAGCTTTGATATAAAACTTAGAGGTTACATTATACCAGAAATAGTAGCTAAAGATCTAAATAGTGTAAAGAAATTCTATACAAAAGGTAAGGTGACCATCCTAACAGAAACAGTTTCGGATGTAAACAACCCGTAACTTTTTGATACTTTAAAACCTATTTATATTAGAACTATCTAATTAATTCACGAAAATGGCAGAAACTTTAATATCACCAGGTGTACTTGCAAGAGAAAATGACTCTTCGTTCATCACCCAACAACCAGTAACAGTAGGAGCTGCGATTATTGGACCTACCGCAAGAGGTCCTGTAGAAGTACCGACCGTTGTTACTTCTTACAGTCAATTCCAAAACTTATTTGGTACTACTTTTACAAGTGCAAGTAACGTTTATACTTACTTCACTTCTATTGCAGCTTATAACTACTTCCAAAACGGAGGTGAAAGTTTATTAGTAGCTAGAGTAGTATCTGGTAGCTATTCATCCGCTACTGCTTCTATTTCAGGTTCAGACAATACTGGTTCAGTTCAATTTGAAACTCTTTCAGAAGGGGTTTTGATGAACAACTCAGGAAGTTTAGGTACAAACGGTACTTTATCTTCTGGAACTGCAAATAACGTTAGATGGCAAATTGTTAACTCTAATACTAGCTCAGGTACTTTTGACCTATTAGTAAGAAGAGGAGATGATACAACTACAACTCCTACCGTATTGGAAACTTGGACTAACCTATCTTTAGATCCTCTTTCTCCTAACTATGTTGCTAAAGCAATTGGAGACCAGTCTTTCAATTATGCAAGTTCAGGTACAAGCTACTACTTGGAAATCACTGGATCATATCCTGTAAATTCTAAATACTTGAGAGTTAAATCTGTAGACAGACCTACTCCTAGCTACTTAGACAATAACGGAACTGCTAAAGCCCAATACACTTCTTCAATCCCCGTGAATGCTTCAGGAGCATTTGGTGGAGCTACCGGAGATATTATGGGAGGAGCTCAATTCTACAGCGCTATTACAGACGGTAACAAAGCTCAGGGTATTCCTAGTGCAAGCTACGCTAACATGATTAACTTATTGTCAAATGCTGACGATTACAAGTTTAATATTTTGTTAACTCCTGGATTGTTCAACTCACTACAAACTTCACAAGTAACTTCACTTATCAACAATACACAAAACAGAGGAGATAACTTGTATGTTGTAGACTTAGTTCCTTTACAATTCTCAAGTTTCTACTGCCGTAACACAAGCTGCTACTAGAAACACTTCTTATGCTGCAGCTTACTGGCCATGGGTGCAAGTGATTGATCCTGATTCTGGTCAACAGGTTTGGGTTCCTGCTTCTACTGTAATGGGTGGAGTATTCGCTTTCAACGACTCAGTTGCTGAGCCTTGGTTCGCTCCTGCAGGTATTAACAGAGGTGGTTTAGGTCAAGTAATCAGACCTGAAAGAAAATTATCACAGTCTGACAGAGATACTTTATACAGCGGTAAAGTTAACCCAATCGCTACTTTCCCCGGTCAAGGCACAGTAGTATACGGACAAAAGACTTTACAGCAAAAAGCTTCTGCTTTGGATAGAGTAAATGTAAGAAGATTGTTGATTGCTTTGAAATCTTATATTTCACAAGTAGCTCAGAACTTAGTATTTGAACAAAATACTTCAGTTACTAGAAACAACTTCCTATCACAAGTTGAACCTTACTTAACTTCAGTACAGCAAAGACAAGGTCTTTACGCTTACAGAGTAGTAATGGATGATTCAAACAATACTCCTGATGTAATCGACAGAAACGAAATGGTTGGTCAAATCTACATCCAACCTACTAAAACTGCTGAATTCATCTACTTGGATTTCAACATTACTCCAACAGGCGCAACTTTCCCAGCATAATTTTAGACAGACCAAATATTTATAAACAAATACAAAAATGGCAATCTTAAACTCAACAGAAATATTCTTCACCGAATTCGAACCAAAAGTACAGAATAGATTTATTATGTCTATTTCAGGTATCCCTGCTTATATCATCAAAGGTATTTCAGGATTAGGTTTTGATCAGGGAGAAATTGTACTAAACCATATTAACGTTTACCGTAAGATTAAAGGTAAATTGAGATGGAACGATGTAAACTTGACATTGTTTGATCCTATCACTCCTTCAGGAGCACAGGCAGTAATGGAATGGGTACGTCTTCACCATGAATCAGTTACCGGTCGTGATGGTTATTCTGACTTCTACAAAAAAGAGATTACTTTAGATGTTGTAGGCCCTGTAGGTGACATTGTTTCTGAATGGGTAATCAAAGGTGCATTTATCAAAACTGCAGACTTTGGTGAATATAACTGGGATAACGACACAGCTGCACAGAACATTGCCTTGACTTTGGGAATGGATTATTGTGTCTTGAACTTCTAAGTAAGACCAATCTTAAAGAAAGAGCCCTCCTATTTATTAGAGAGGGCTTTTTTATTACATGAAACTCATAGATATTCTAAACGAATTGGTTATGCCGCCGGCTTTAAAGTCGAAACAATACGAATTAGAGAAAGACGGTTATAC